TGCAGCATCATTAACAATTCTTTCACTATGAGCAGGAAACATCTGCCTCATATATGAAATCTTCGTATCCGGATCTAGTGGATTCTTTTTCTTATCTTGACTTCTGGATGGATAGATCAAATAGTCTCCACCATCTGCCTGAGATGCGGCAGCAGCAGTATCCATTAGTTGTTGGTGTCCGGCCGTAGGTGGATTAAAACGACCAAATGCAACTGTAAGAGTTCCTTTAGTTTTAGGAATTGGTGGTGGAGTTTCTACTGGTTGTTGAGGTTCCTGTATTACTGGTTGCTGCTCCTGTGCAGGTTGTTGTTGCTGTGGAGGTTGTTGAAGGTTGGGATCATTATAACTTGGAGAAGGAACATCTTTTTCATGTGGAGTCTGATTTGGATCTTTCCCCCCAATTATCTGACGCTTATTATAAAACTTTAACTTCCCACCTTCTGTCTTGGCAACAAATTCTCCAGTTGCCCTATCATACCAACCACCGTGACCGTCACCCTGCAATGCAAGTCTTTTAGCTTGGTCTGCTGCTGCGGATGCTTCTGATATAAATTGGAGGAAACTTTTCATTACTTACTTAATTTTTTCTTACGAATATTCACTAGTATTGCTTCTTTATTGCTAATAATATAGTTAATACCATTTTTTCTAATCTTAATATATTTATTCTTTAATACTTCAGACTTATTTGATTTAATTTCCTTATCAAGAGTAAAATAAAAATACTTAATAAAATCATTCAGCACATCATTTTCTATTGATTTTTTAGTAGTAAAAATATCAATAATATTATTAATAAATTCTTGAAGGTTTTTCATAAATTATAGAAAAGTAACCATAAGTATTTTATTTTTATTTAGTGCCCGTGAGAAGATTCGAACTTCCACTGTATGGATTCTAAGTCCACCCTCTCTACCGTTGGAGTACACGGGCATAAACCCCGAAGGGTTATTTATTCATTCTAATGTAGAACCAATCTTTTCATCAAGGTCTAAAATCACAGCACGAATATCAGAAATACGAAAAGGTACAGAAACCTCATCATAAGTATATCCTTTTTGGTTCTCAAAAAGAATTTGGCGGACGGCAGCGGCACAACGCACATCCATTTTAATAGATACAGATTTAGTCATCAAATGTCTCCATCTTCACGGTTTTCACTATAATATACATCAAAGAATCCGTCTGGATAACGCTTCATCAGTTTATCAATATTGGTCTGAATTACTTCATCAAAAGATACGTCAAGAGCAATACACGCTTGTGCCACATACCACATCGTATCACCCAACTCTCTAATCAAATGAGTTCGGGTCTCATCATTCCAGGACTTACCCTGAAAAACCATCTTCTTTACAATCTCCAAGAACTCACCACCTTCGGCATTAATACCAACAGAGGCAGTCAGAAGACGTTCAATGTTTGCACCTTTTTCATCTAACTGAACCATACGGTCAGAAAGAGCAAGGAAATCTTTGGACGCATCAGAAGTTACGGCATCTACGAAGTTCTGATACTTATTAAAATCAACTCGTTTTGTCATTAAAATTTAAATCCCTCAAATGATTTTTTAGGTTTACTTTCTTCGTAATTATACTCCTCTTCTTTACCATTGTCAAGTATTTTGATAATCCATCCTTTATAAGTTTTTCTTTCACCTTTCAATATTCTAGTAAAATAACTTTGCGAAAAATTATTATCTCTACAAAATTTTGCTAGATTTTTTACAATTAAAATAGTTCCATTAATATTTTTTAATTCATAAGTGTTTTTAGAATGTGCTTTAGAAATTTTTTCCTTACAACTTTCATTAAGATTTCTTCCAGTCCTATAAGCAATCATTTTATCAACAGTTTCTTTTGAAAGGATTTTACCTTTATGAGATTTACTTATTTTTTGTTTATGCTCTTCACTTAAAGGTTTTCCAATTAATTTCTGTCTTCTTTTTTCTATAGAACTTTGAGATTGTTTAAATCCTCTAGCACACTTACCACCTTCTTTAATATTTAAACCATTTTCAACAGTATCATAGAATTTAATCCAATACTGTTCTCTATCATCTAATAGATTTGCATCTTCAACTTCTTCAACTATACCATAAACAAAATTATATTTACTGTATTTTTGTATTGCTCTACTAATTTTAGTTTCATTAATTGTTCTAAAATGACGGAGAACTCTTCTCTGTAATTTTTCTACAGTTTGTCCTATGTATTTTTTATTAGTAGTTAGATTATGAATACAGTAAATAATTCCCATTAGAATTTAAATCCTTCGAATGATTTTTTAATTTTTGGTTCATCAGAATAAGAAAATTCATCATCTTTTCCAGAATCTAAAATATCTTTTTGAGCGGATTGCTCTACATCATAAAGTCTCATCTTTGCTCTATCAATTCCTAAAACGAACCTCTTATATTTATCAGTTGAAGAATATCTATTTTTTAATTGTTTCACCATAATCTGCCCTAGACCTTCAAGTTCCTCCGTACTAATCAAAGCAAACATAAGGTCGGCAGTAGCAGGAAGACCGAACGATTCAGAAGTATCGGTCAATTCTACATCAGAAGAACCAAAACCACTTCTAGTCGTCTGTGTAGCACTCATAATAGGAACATTAAACTCTACTGCCAAACCACGAAGTTCTTCGGCAATAGACTTAATCAAAGTATAAGAATTGATATTACTACCACTCTTAAATCTTGAAGAAGAACAGATATTCAAATAGTCAATAAAGATAATATCAGGTCTAAATGATTTCTTCAGAGCAAGTTCATTCAGAAGTGCCTTGAAGTGCCCAGAGTGTGCCGAAGCAGTAGGATACTCTTTAATTACTAAAGAACCCTGAGTTTTCTTGGCAATACCATTAACCTTATTCTCAAATGCCGAACGTGGTAAATCAATCAGTTGTTGAATTGGAACATTAAGAAGATTTGCATCAATTCTTTCGGCAATTCTTTCTTCTGCCATTTCGAGAGTAATGTAGAGAACATTACGACCCTGTAACAATGCAGAACTAGCAACGTGACACATAAACAAAGATTTACCAACACCGGTTCCGGCAAGAGCAATATTTAAAGTCTTATTAGGTAGACCATTTTTTGTAATTTTGTTGAAATACTCTAAGTCAAATTCAATCTTATCTTCTTTACGGTGATAGAACTCATACCGTTCCTCATAGTTTTGAAGATAGTCGTGACCTATATTATTATCGAAAGATACTGCTAGGGCATCAGAAAGAATACTTGGAATAGCATCTCTACCTTTTTTCTCAGATTTACCATCAGCAATATGAATCGATTCTATAAGTGCTAAGTAAATAGCACGGTCACGACACCATTTTTCCGTAGTATCTAGAATCCACCTACTGTCTACTGGAGCATTATGAAGTTTAGAGACCAAATCTAAAATATCTCTATTTTCAGATTCAGTTAAATCTCTACGATTATTAATCTCAATTCCAAGTGCTTCAACAGTAATGGAAGAACCATACTTTACGATAAACTCTACAGTCTCCTCAAATACAATTTTTTCTATTCTTTGCTCAAAATATTCCGGTTGAATAAATGGAATAACCTTTCTAGCATAGTCTTCATTAAATATTAAGTTTCTAAGGATTGTAATTTCAAGTTGTTCCATTATTTTAATTAAAGATTTCGTTTATGATGAGGAACGTCAAATACAAAAGTAATTCTAATGTTATCACCAATATTAACTGCCTTATGAGATAGTTTATTATTGAACCAAAAGAGTGTTCCTGGTTCAATAATAATAGTTTCATCCCCAACAGTATACTCGTATTTTCCCTGAATGGAAAGGTGATATCGATCTTTTGTAAGATAATAAGTTCCCTCATCAATATGAGAACCTACAATTTCACCAACTGGAAGTGCAAGAAATCCACAGCGACGAAGTTTCTTAAAATACTTTCCCAAATAATTAAGAATCTCTGTATGTTTTTCGTATGCTGGAGTTTGAATGCAAATTTCAGTATTCCCCACATATTGACCTTCACTTTCAACACCACCCATTATGAGTTGTAAGACATCAACAGTAACAGTATATTCTGTAGGATCTAGTTGTTCGGAGTCCTCAATATTTTTTTGAGAACCCCAGTCTTCAGGATATTGCTTAAGTTGTTCTAATATTTTAGAAACATTTACATTAGTTTTTATTATACGAATATTCTTCATACACCATAACTAAACTCACCTTTAGCAATCACATCAAGTTTTTCCATTACTTCTGGAGTAAAATATTTTTCGATATTTTTTAAGATTTCTTTGGCATAAAGTTTCTTACCATCAATCTCATAACGACCTGCTACATTCTTCCAGAGTCCACCAATCTCACCAAGTTCAAGAAGACCGTAGTAACGATCAAGACCGCGCTCATCATAATACAAACGGATTTCAACATCTTGATTCTCCTTACTTAATCGTGATTTATGAGTCTTTGCCCTGATAATGTTTCCAATTACTTCCGTTCCATCTTTTTCCTTTGACTTAGAAAGATAGATAATTGTGGATGCGGCATATTGCAATCCAGAACCTCCAGACATTTGCTTACCACCATAAAGAGACATCGAGTCATAGGTGTGATTTGTCACTAGCATAGGAATCTTTGCCTGACCCAATTTGAGAGTCAGCATACGGAAGGCACCTTTGATAAGTTGTGCCTTAGTCATATCACGAGTATCCTTCTCTGCCAGAGCATCATTAATTTCTTTATTAGTAGAAAGCATTCCCAGAGAATCTAACACAAAGATACAAGGGTTTCTTTCATCCTCTTTTTTCTTTAGGTAAATATCAACTGCCTTGAGTGTCTTGGTACGAAACTCTTCTACCGTAACTACATTGACAACCACCAGACGACTTGTGTCAACTCCCCTACTTTCCAGAAGGGATTTTGTGATTGCTGCTTCAGTATCAAAATACAGACAGTATCCAGTAGGATTATTATCAAGGAAATTTTTAACGACGGCAAGACTGAAGAAAGTTTTTCCAGTAGAAGTTTCACCAGCGATTGCAGTAATCTTATTCCCAGATACACCACCAAATATACTGCCGGATACAAGAGCATTGAAAATGTATGAACCTGTATCCACAAAGGTTTCAGTTTCATCAATATCCGAAGCGAGTTGAGTATATTCTCCACCGATTTCTTTTACTATATCTTTTAAAAAATCCACAATTTATTCCTCTTTTTGTTTTTGTTTATCATAATAATTCATTTTATAGGACCAAAGTTTTTGGTAAAGAGCAGAATCTCCACCCAATCTCATAGCACTAATAATAGTATTCAGTTCCTTTTCATTAATTGGTAAATCCATCAGGTAAAAAATGAATCAAGATTTGCGGTATGTTCTGTTTTCCATCCAATTGAATCCAAGATAGATTTGAGTGGATCTAAGAAACTCTTTTCAAATTGTAGTTCATAGTCTATATATTTGTCAAGTCTAAGTTCCTTTGGAAATTCGGAAATAAAGGAAATGACATTCTCCTGTATAATATTTGGTTTTTTAAGGTATACAAATTTAACCTTTTCACCATTACCAATAAGAGAATACTTATTTGTTAGTTTTTTCTCCTTTATATAATGATTAAAAAGAAGAGCACCTCTTACATGAATTGGAGTTTTTGATTTATAGATGTTTGATGTTGAAGAGTATTTACGAACATCAGAAGCAGTTCTCGGGAATGCAATTTCTTCTGGAGAAAGTTTATTAAACTTAGATTGGCAATTTTCAATAAAATTAATTACCTCATCTTCAGTACCGCTCATCATTAATTTCAATCCATCCTTAATCATCTGACGACATGGTGCAGGAGTAGAAGATTTGACTGCTTCAATACCCATCATCTTCAGTTTAGGTTCTTCATAACGAACACCCTCACTATCCCAGACATTTAGAATATAACGCTTTTTAGCAGTCCATATTCCACGGTCGGCAATATTCTCCCGCTTCATCTGCATCTTTTGATCGTATGCATTTACATAGTCCGCCAGTTCTTGGTAGCAACCTTCAATATACTTTTCAAGTTCCACCTTAGAGACCTTATCAAGGAACGAAACAACGCCTTCAGTAGTTTTTTCTCTTCCTTTGTATACAGTTTCAACCAAAGGACCCATATTAAGATAAATGGAATCAGTATCAGAAGCAATAACATAATCCACCTCTTCGGTTTTTAAGATTTTATTGAGATATTTGTTAAGTTTTTCTTCAATCCAACGAATTGAAACTTGACCTGAAAGAGTAATTGCCTCTGCATTTGCTAATTTAAAATACCTAAACCATTGATTTCCAATTGCCCCGTACAAACTATTGATTTGTATCTTTCTCGCCATTTGATTATTAGTATATTTTGAAATATTTTTAATACAATTTTGGCGAAGTTTTTTTAATTCTTCTGTTGATATTTTAGAATAATCAATTTCCATAATAGTTTTCCAAAGACAGGTTTCTCCACATCAATACTCTAGTGACATTTGAATTTCTTGCCCCATCTTTCCTGTAAAGATTTTGATCAGAAATCCACGCACTAAATTCTTCCTCATTCATAGATATAAATTTTAATTTTGTTTTTTTTCTAGTTTCTGATATTTTTTTTGATTTTTCTATAGAGCAAGGTGTAGATTTTCTATTTTTAGGATACTCTATCTTCATTCCGATTTTCTTTTGTCTCATTTTTTCTATTCCATTTTTTATAGAATCTTCACTTGCCCCAAAATATTTTTTACCCTTCATATCATTCCTAGATTTTCCAGTTCTAATATTAGACAAACAATTTCTAACTATTTCATATTGTCTTGATGTATATTTTCTTTCTTGTAAATCATTAGTAACGCACATCATAGCAAATGCAGAACCCATACTAAAGGTTTTATTGTTCCTAATTCCATATCTTTTCAAACAAATTTTATAAAGCAACCAATGTGCTAAAAAATGTTCTCTTGGAGTTAATAAAACTGTTCTATAATTTTTCCCATAAATTGAAACAGGGAAAATATGGTGTTCCTCAATGTAAAATTCAATACATTTTTTCTTCCAATTTCTACTTTCAGCATTTCTAATTAATTTACAATAAGATTTTAAATAATTCATTTGACTCGAACACTTTTTATTATTTATATTATAGAGTATTTAAGTCAACTTTTCTTCTTTTTAATTCTCCTTCAATTACCTCTAGATTAGACTTTTCTTTTAACATTTCCCTTTTAAAATATTGCCTATCGTTAAAGATTTTTTCTACAAGTTGTGGAAATATTCCCTTTTTAGTCGTATCATACATACAACCATTTGCAGAAACACATTTACCTTCAATATTTTCTATAACAACTTCTTTATTGAGTAATTTATCAACAGTTATTCCTGGATATTTTTCATCTAAAAGAGTTTCGGGAGAAATATTATATTGCATAATAAGAGAAGGATATAGAGATGTTAAATCAAAACTTACAATCCAATCATATACACCAGGAATAGGTTCCTTCACATAGGCACCAGCATACTTAGAATCTTTATCAGATCTCTCATTTGGAGGAATGACAATATTTCTCTTCTTCAAATAGTTGTAGATAATAGTATCCCACATTCTTACTTGAGAAAATACATCACTATAGTTTACCTTAGCGTCATATGCCATTGTCAAAGCAAGTTCAATAAGTTTCATCTTATCTTCCAAGCGGTCAACAAGTTCAACGTCAATAATGTTGTATTCTACAAACTTCTGCCAACCTTTAGTATAGAAATCTTTGAATGTGTCAAATTCACTGTGATCTAACTTCTGCTGTTTAAGTTCCACATTGGCAATATGATCTAGACGATAAGATTCCTGTGCCTTATAAGTAAATTTTTTATAAAGATTGAGATAGTCAAGTTGACTGACCCCACCAATATCATAGGAAATCATCTTTCTTCCTAAAATAACAGTCTCCCTTTCAGTCACAAGTCCCCATGGAGACATACGCTTCATTAACTTTTCACCAAGAACACGGTCTATCCGACGAACCAAATATGGAATGTCATACAGTTCACTATTCCAACCAGTAATGACTTCTGGAGTATT